AGGGCAGTCGCGAGCCCTCGATCATAAGTCTCATGCCGCAGCGTGAGAGCCTGAGACCACATCATTCCACACCGCTGCGGAGGTTGCCTCATGGACAAGTATTGCCCCTCGTGCGAACAGACCCTCGACGCTGCGACGCACTTCTATACCAACAAGGCCCAGCCAAGCGGCTACGGCACCTACTGTAAAAAATGCACGCTGGACAAGCGCAAAACGCCAGAGGTTCGCGAGAAAGACGCAGCTCGGATGCGCGCCTGGAACGCTGAGCATCGTGAAAAGGTCAATGCCAATGCGCTTGATGCGTATCACGAACTGCAAGAGCGTCGCCAGACGGATCCTGAGTTGGATGCACATCTGCGAGCCTTGGCACGGGCTAAAAGTGCTCGCAAGCGCCAGCGCGACCCTGAAGGCACGAAAGAAAGTCTGGCCAAGTATGCGGCGAACAATAAGCCGAAGATCAATGCCCGTCGCCGTGCCAGCTATGCGGAAGATCCGACCCGAGTCAAAAGTGAGGCGGCAAAGCGCTATGCTACACGCAAGGGCAATCCCGATGACGGCACGTTGACACCGGAAGCCTGGGAAATGATCAAGGCTGCCTACGATTATCGCTGTGTCTACTGTCCGCCGAATTGTCGCTGGTGCCGCACCAAAACGCATGTCTTGACTCGCGATCATATTACGCCCGTTGTGAAGGGCGGGGCGAATAGCATACAAAATATTGTGCCTGCCTGCCGAAGCTGCAACGGACGGAAGCAGGATGGGCCTGCACCATTCCTGATACAGCCCTTACTGTTATAGGTCAAATTCCACTAAGATGTGCGATACCAGACCTACCTGCTGCGTCCGATTTGATACGGGGAATTTCGGCACAAAGGACCTTATAATTTGTCACTAATCCGCCCTTGGTCTCCCATTCCACCGGCACAATGTCTTGCCCCACAGCCAGATCAACCACATCGCTCGTCATATTGATGAGCACGGCTTGGCCCGCTGTGACATAACTCGATGCCTTGATACTCCCGGGGCCAAAGCCCGGGAGGCGCATCACGCTCTCGACCACGGCCTGCGAGGTGTTGGCGGTGAGCGCAAAGGTCTGGATATACTGCGCGGGGTTGAGATACAGGCGGTAGGGACCGTAGAAGTTGTCCCCCTGCAAGGCCGCCACCATCGCGAGCACATTGGGATAGACGTTCGTCGCCGTGGCCCACGAGGCCCCACCCGACACGACGTTGCGGCTGGCATGGGTCAGCACGCCAGGAATGGAGAGCCCACGCTGGACGACAGCACTGCCCAGGAAGAAGATTTCTTCGAGCTTCTCCGCGACTTTGCGGGTCGCCGTGTCAATATGGGTCGTGTCGAGCGCCCCGCCGTTGCGCCGCGTGGCGGCCAGGGAGCGGGCATCGATGCGGAAGCCCTTCGAGATAATCGGCACCGGCACGCCGACCAGCGGGAAATTCAGGCGATCTTCTTCGTCGTCCGTTTCCACCGCCATGTTGACGTTGGCGTCGGTCATGTCGCTCACTTGCTCGTACTGCGAGATGAGCACGCCGAGCCCGCCCAGTTGCGTCGTGAGCCCGAGGGCTTGCAGGTCCGCAATGGCGTTCATGACGTTCGCGGAAATCTGAATGACGCGCCGATCCAAGAGTTCCCACTCGTCCTTATGCAGGAGGGTGTTGGTCCGCAAGGCCTGGACCTGGAGATTATTTTCGAGGAGCCGGGCGGGCATCGACTTGTAAAACGCCCCCAGGTTCTCAATTTCCACGATGTCATTATCGAGCATCAGTTGCTTCGGCATCGGCCTGGTGTCCTTTCAGCCCCACGAGACCCTGGGGGCGTGCAGATGATGGGTGGGGGCTAAATGGCGTAGACGCGAATGCGCGCCGGCGTCGCACCTGCCGAGTTATTGACGGATTCGGCCGCGCGCGCGACCACACAGTTCGTGGCAATGGTATAGGTCGCGGTGCCACCTTCACTACTGGCTTGCGCCGTATATTTCTTGAGCGTCCCGTCCCCGTTGCTGACCAACTCATCCCCCGTCACGATGGCGGCGGCCGATTGCGGGACCAGGGCATAGATGAGATCGCCGGGGCGGGCCTGCATCCAGCGGACGGTTTCGCCAGCTTGATAGGCCACATCGACGGGGGCACTCGCGGAGGAGCGGTCCGGGACCAACATTTCCCGGGCAAACCACGGGGCTGCTTCTCCACTCGCGGTCGCATGGACTTGCAGCTTCCCCGCATTGCCGCCTGAGCCAAACTCCAAGAGATGGCCGGGGAGAATACCTGCCGCTGCAGCGACACGTTCTTGCGGAATTGAGGGCATTCCAGCTAATAGTACGGTGTTAGGCAAAATAGTCTCCTTTGCATCAAAAAAGCGTTAACCCAATGCCGGACGCAGACCTAATTGCCGTTGGCGCTCGACTACCGCTTCCATCGTCTTCGGCAGGGGCGGGGCAGTCTGCTGATCGTCGGCATCATCCGTATCGACCAGGCGCAAGACCGGGGCACGCCGCCCATGATAGGTCGTCCCATCGCGCAACTCTTGCGGCGTCCGCTCTTGGCCGGGGACGACTTCCCCACTCATCACCACCAGCTTTTCGAGCCGCTTGATGTCCCACTGCTGCAACTCGGCTTCGCTGAAGGGGTTCTGCGTATTGGCAATGAGGAGATTGATCGCTTGCTGCTTGCGGTGATCGTAATCCTCGGCGGCCAGGCGCATCATTTCGCGCAAGTGCGGCGGCATCGTGTCAATGGCTTCACTCAGCGTGGTCGGCTCATGATGCTCGACGGGCACATGGCGCGGCAGTTGTTCAAGGCGGATGAGCGTGGCTTCATCCATCAGTTCGAGGCGATGCCGATCATCCTCGGTCCAGCCCGTTTGCGCGCTGTTGGCGATCAAGCGGTTCACATGGGTCTTGATAATCACGCTCGGGGGCGTGGTTGCTGCCATAGCCATATAGCCGGTCTCCTCTGGGGTGTCAGCCGTGGTGTGGGTGCCAGGCACCGGGATGAAACTCGTGTCTTGCTGGACCTCGTCGATGTCCGGCAAGAGCGTGATGACCTCATTGGCGACGGTCCAGTAGCGCCGACACAGGGCGCCGCCGCAGTGATAGACAAAGAACTGATTGACCGCATCGACGGATTCGACCCACATCGGCATCTGGTGCTGCCCGGCTTCGCGCACGAGACAGGCTTGCAAGGCTTGCCGCAGGTCCTGGTCGGTCTGATGCGTGGTGAGCGCCGCCTCCTGTGCGTCGGGGTCCTCCTCCTCTTCCTCGGCAGGCACCGTCACAGGTGTTCCCTGCTCGCGCTCCTCGTCCTCCTCAGGTTCAGGGACGCTCGGGGGCGTTTCATGGGTCACGAGATCGCGGACCACACGCCAGAGGCGTTGCAGGCGGGGGACAGCAGGGTCAGCATCCATCGTCGCTTCCTCATGGAGACAGGTGCAGTGGGTGGGATCATCACAGCCACAGGCCTGGGCGGCATCGTGGTGCAGCCGTGGGGCGCCGCAGCCACCCCCTTCGCTCGACCAGCTACAGGCGCCAAGACTATTCGGCAGCAGGGCGAGATGATCGGGTTCAATGACGGTGTGGATTTCCGCATAGGGGGTCCCGAGAAAGACGCCCGCGTGGGGCTTGCCGACGCTAAAGAAGCCGGTCGAGACTTCGAGGGGCTCTTGGCGTTGCAGCATCTCGAACGCTTGCAGGGCTTCCCCGCCCAGGGCTTCGACGCGGGTCGTATCCAGCCAGATGTCGGCTTGCAGACTACGCACCGCATGGCCAGAGCGATAGCCCGTGCCCAGGCGACACTGGCTGAGATGCCCGATACAAAACTGCTCGAGGACGGCCGGGTCTTGTGCGCTCAGCGGGAGCCCGGCGGCATCACGGGGATGGCCGATGGTGACGGGGATAAACTCCCAGGCATCGGGGATCAGGGCCTCTTCGACAATGAGGCCGTCATTGAGGACACCGCAGACAATGAGCACCGCAGGAGCGGTGAGAAAGGGGGCATCGGCGAGGGTCATCGCAATCGGGGGCACAACAAGCGCGGTATTCACGGTGAGACGTTGCTTCGTGCTCATCGCTGGAGGGCCTACGACCCCGTTCGCAGCCTTAATGGCCGTGATTTCGCATGCCTTCGCGTCTTTAGTTTTCTTCATACAAGTTGAAAATGAACTACGTGCAACAGCAGCCCACTGTCGAGCCTGTTTATCTGATAACCCGTGCTTATGCTTCCGAGCCATCTTGGTATCGAACGGCGGCATAGATCGCTGCTTTCTGCGTGAAGGCAAAAAAAAGAGCCGCACCCCCTGGAGAAGGGCTGCGGCTCAGGCAACGCTGGAGGCCGATCTACTCGTATGAGCGATAGTATATCATACTGAACCTAGAGAAGGATGCAAGAATTGCGCCAGAGTGTTCTGGTCCGTTGCCAGAAGTATTGGGAAGAAGGGAACGATTTGTCAAGGACTATTTTTCGGACGACGGTCAGCCCGGGTGCCCCCCGCATCCTGGATGGTGACCGGGCCCTGGAGGTGCTGCGCCCGCGGAAGGGGGGAGGGGGCACCGGCGGGTTGCGCGGGGGCCGGCGCATGGAGCGCCGCGTCGAGGGCGGTCGCGTCAATCCGCCAGTTGGCGCCGATTTTGACCCCAGCGAGTTGCTGGGTGCGAAGCCAGTTGCGTACGGTCCGGGGATGCACGCGCAGCAGCGCGGCCACTTCCAGCGGCGTCAGCCAGGCCGGGGGATCACTCGTTGCAGCCATGGCGCTCCTCATGCCGGGTTCCACGCCTGCCACCGGGCCTGCGGCGCCTGATTATCGAACACCAGCGTGCCGTCGATCCAGACTTCCAGGCGATAGGCCCGCGGGCTATGGGCCTCGCCACTCCAGTCATGCACGCCTTCTTCTTCAAACCAGTACAGATCAGTAATGCTTTCGCGGATGCCTGTCTCGAGATCCGTCGCATAGAGTGTCAGGTTCATAGGGAGAGAGTCTAGCAAGGCATGTCGAGGCATACAAGGGGAAAGCACGATATGCACGCGCTATTCGTGACTGGCCGCGAGCTTCGTGAGATTGACGAGATGCGGGATATTCTTCTTGCCTGCCGCAAGGCGCAGTTCAGTCGTGCTGAGTTCCTGGCGACAGACGTTAAAGATGATGGCGCCGTTCATGCCCGAGCGACAGATGGCGAGGAGCAGTTCGAGATGGCGGTTCGTCAGGCCGTAACTCTCTAATTCATTGGTCAGGAGCATATTGAGGGCCATACGCCACCTCTAGCGTTGCCGCGGCTTCGTCTGTTTGTCGTACAGACTCGTCAGGCGGGCGGTGATGGCGTGCGCCAGCGGCGTGTCCGGCCACTTGTCGGGATGGCACAGGATAATCAACTCTTTGAGCGTCTGGGCATCAAGGGCGGGGCTGCTCGGGGCAGTCCGGGCCTGGGTGCGTGCCGCCTCAAGTTGGCGATGGAGGCTCTGAATCAGCGTCTTCTGGACGGCATCGCGTCCCTCGAAATCGGCCAACTGCAGCCGCGCTTGGTCCAGTTGCGCTTGCAGGATCGCGGCCTCAGGCAGACTGGCCCCAGGCCTCGGCGCGGTCCGCGTCGTCTGGGCGGTGGCACAGAACGGATCGCCGTCCGCCTCGGCATCGAGGTCGATATGAAAGAAGCCGAACGGGCGCCGGGGCGCGGCCTCCCGCTGGCGGTGAAAGAACTCCCGGAGCTTCTCACGGTCTAGGTGCGCTTGGCGGTCACGATCGGACTGGGTCGCCATCGATTACCCCTTTCTTGGGGACTGCCGAGCTTCAGCTGGCAGGGGAAAGAATGGTATCGGCGTCGGCACTACAGCGACAGCCGGGATGGACGCTGGGAAAGAGGACCGGCCCCACGGCCGTCTGAAAGGGCTCGTCCACGCCCACGCCCGCGGGATTGAGCGCAGGAATGGCGGCGCAGAGGGGACAGGCCCCCTCGGCCGCCGTCCAATACCGGCGCACCGCACTGGCACTGATCGGCCCGCCCTGGGCGGCCTGCCGGATCGCAAAATAGAGCCCGGCATTGACCAGCGTCACGGCCTGGGTGAGCGCAATCTGCTGGGCACGCGCTCGCAACGCCTGGGTACTCGTCTGGCTGCGTTGCTGGGCCATCTGCCGCACATGCTTGCCTTGCAAGGCCATGCGGCCCTCCACGACCGTCAGCGTCTGGGCCTGCCGCGGGGTCAGGCCAAAGCTGTCGCGGAGGGCCTGTGCGCGCACGACGCGTGACGCGCCGGCCTCGGTCCCGGCGCGCACGACCTGCTGCACGGTGCGCACGGTCGTGGCGGTGATGTCGCGCACCTGCGTGCCCATGTACTGCGCAAGCCACTGCTCGACGTCGGCGGTGCCCCTGACAAAATCCATCGGGCGACCGAAGACGGCACTGAGCCGGGGCAGACTCACCTGGGCGCCCTGGGCGAGGATCTGGGCGCCCGCAGCAACGCCCTCGCGTCGTGCCGGCGCTTCCACCGCCTGCTGCCAAATGAGGCTCGTCAGGGCCGTAATCGCCAGGAGGTTGGGGCTCTCCAGTGCGTCCGCCACGTCGCGGGAGGCTCGGAGCCGCGTCCGCGCGTCCCGAAACCAGCGGTGCCACTGCGGCCAGAGCATCTCGCATGCGCTGTCGGCCACGCCAAGGAGCCGCTTGGCGAGGACGGGGCGCAGGGTCTGGCGTTGGAGGACGTTCATGCCGCGGCCGCTCCTGGTGCGGAAGGGTGGTCTGCCGCTGGGACTGTGCCGGGCAGGGTCGGTGGCGTGAGGGTCTCATCGACGGGCGCCACTTCCACCAGCGTCCCCAGTTCCGGCACCTCGGGCAAGCCCACATGCAGGACACGAAACTCTTCCCGGGTGACCACACTATCCGCCATGCCCGGGCCGGCATAGGTCGTAAACGCACTCGCCCAGTCTTTCGCAATGGCGGCCCGCTCGGCTTCGCTCAGCGTATGCAATGCCCCCCAGTCCACTTGATACGTCGGGGCCTGCCGGGTCAGGGCGCCCAGGGCCACAAGGCGATCAATCAGGGCCCGCAGCATCACCCGTTCGGCGTAGCGGACCTGGCGACTGCCCACCCGCCGCTGATACGCATCGTCGTCCTGATGGCCCGCCAAGCGTCCCTCTTCCGTCCCGAGCAAGACGCGCTGCGGGATCGCCCGCGTCCCCGCAATCGACTGGATGAGGATGTTAAAATGCTCCCGCGGGTTCGCCACCGTCCCAGCCAGGGCCTGCACCTGATAGCCTTCGAGGCCCAAAAAGTCTTTGAGGCCATGCTGAAAGTTTTGGACGTCCTCTTGCATCTGGGCGCGCACGTCCGGATCCACGCGAAAGCCCTCTTGCTGGGTGATCGTAATCCGCCGTTTGGCATCGCGCCAGAACATTTCGGCACTGCCGCCGACGACTTTGAGCAGATCGACCAGTTTGTTATAGACGGCTTCGAGCACCGGCAACCCGTAGATGTCATCATCGAGCCGATATTCGCCGGGAATGTGAATGACGCGCGAGGCATGCACGACGGTCCCTTGCACGCCCATATTCGGGCGCCGCAGCAGATCGGCCGGCGTGGCGCCGGTATGGAGGAGGTACTGCGTGGGCCGTTGGTAGTCCGGGCGACTGGCATCGGTACCGAAGGCGTGGATCGTCACATACTCTTCGCTATAGCGCTGGAGGAAGAGCACATCGTCAATGCTGCGCACGCGTTCGGCTTCCACGCTGAGGACCGGCTGATTGCGAAAGCCCAGGAGCAGGATACTATAGTGGCCGAGGTTCGCCTGAATATCCGCGAGCGGCAGTTGCGTCTGCAGATCGAGCCGCTCGACCAGCGTCTTCCAGTCCTGCTCAAACGGGGTGTCATGGGCCTCTTCGTCATCTTCGCGCACGGTCGGAAACTGTGCCCAGGTATCTTCCGGGTAGGCATTGACGAGGCGTTGCGCGAGGTCATAGCGCAGATAGGCGCGCTTAAAGTCCTGATAGGTGAGGTGGCCCTTGTAGCCGAGCACCGCCTCAATGTCGCGCTCGCCCCGGTGCGTCGAGCCCAGGGCATGCGACAGGCCGAGGCGCGAGAACAGGTCCGCCGCATAGGCGCGCAGCCAGCCGCCCGGCAGCTGGGTCGTGTGCCCGTTGGTCTCCGTCATACTGTGTCCCCCTCGCGCCCGTGCCCGAGATGGTGCCGTGCGGGATTGCCCGTGACGGTGCTGCCCGCCTTGACGTCCCGCGTCACGACGGCTCCGGCGCCAATGACCGCGCCCGCATGCACAATAATACCGGGAAGAATGACCGCATTGCACCCAATCACGACGTCATCCTCAATCACGCACGGGGTATGGACTTCCTGGTCTTTGTGGCGCAGCTGCGGCCGCTTGCAATCGAGCACGGAGACGTTCGTGCCGACAAAGACATAGGCACCCAAGACCGTCCCTGCGGCCAGCGTGGCCCCATGCTGCAGATTACAGCCGTCGCCGAGGAGGGCCCGCTGGCCGATGGAGACGGCATCGCCGATCGTACAGCCTTTGCCCAGACTGGCGCCCGCCAGGATCACGGCATGGTGCCAGACCTTGGTGCCGTCTCCAAGATTGACGGTATGATGCACCACGGCGGACGGGGCAATAAAGACGTCGTAGGCCTCAGGCATCGGCGCATCCTCATGTCATGGCGTGGTATGGTTCGTCCTTGAGCACCTGGCGCTCATCCATAAAGAGATATCCGAGGTC